GCGCCGAAGAGAATTCTCATCTCTTCTATCGTCACGCTGAAGACTGGTACGTCGAGCCGGAATGGGTGAGCTTCCGTCTGTTCGAGGAGTACGATTTCAGCGGCGGCGTCTATGATCCGGCGTGCGGACGCGGGCAAATCTTCCGCTCGGCGGCGCGCGCGGGCTTGGAGTTCTATGGCTCCGACATTGCCATCCGCTCACTGACCTGCATCGGAAACTTCGACTTCCTCGCTCGCCAGCAGATGCCGCCGGGCTTGCGCCACGTCGTCAGCAATCCGCCGTTCGAATTGATCGAGCAGTTCGCGCTGCATGCGCTCTCGCTAGTCGAAGACGGGGCGAAGGTGGCGCTGATCTTCCCGACACGCAGGCTCAACGCGGCCGGCAAGTGGATGAGGAAGACGCCGCTGCGCCGCATCCTCTATCTGACGCCGCGCCCCTCCATGCCTCCTGGCGAGGTCGTGGAGGGCTTGGAGCGCGAGGGCAAGAAGCCGGAGGGCGGCAAGCAGGACTTCTGCTGGGCGTTGTGGGAGAATGGCTGGAATGGTTCGTGGACGGGAGACTGGCTCCATCGTGACGAAGGTCGCCAAACCAAAGACGAAGAGCCTCGCTAAAGCGCTGCGCGAACATCGCTTGATGATGCGCAAGGCGCGGCCTACGCTTATCGGACGTTGGGCGGCGATGGCGTTTGGGGAGTTTGGAAAAGGGTAAAATGCCTCGCGCCCCAAACATGATAGTTTATGCGGTTGTGGACCTCCCCGACGATTACGAAGTCTACTTTCACGCTCTACATGCGGCTCGGGATTTCGCTCAGAAAGAGGCTGACGCGCTTCGCGTTCCTATCGAAATTGTCGCTTGTGAGATTGCGTTTCCAAACAAGCGAGGCTTCGCCGCCGCGCTCAATCGAACTCGCTGGTGTCTTGGCCGGTCCATTCATAGCGTCGTTCAGCCAAATTTGCCGCAGGTTAGGAAATGATCAGCTCACTTCAGATCGAGGCCATCGCGCTTCTGGCTGACGAAGACTTTCGCTTCATCCAATTCTGAGTTAAGACGGCGGCGTGGAGAGACACGCAAGCGACTTGTTAAGGGCGATCGAGTTGGCACCCGCTCACAAGGTATCAAGCGCTGCCTGGGGCCTAGTAGGGATAGCCGGCAATCAAGGCACCGCCGGCCCGTCTGATTTAGTAAGCCGGTGAAGCTCGCGTTGGTTGAGCAACGTTTTTGTAAAGCGGAGGACGTAGGTTCGATTCCTGCCGCCGGCTCCAAAGTTCAAGCGGACGCCCGTAAGCTTCGGGCAAATGGTCATAGGCGTTCGACCTTAAATCTCGCCTTGGGGCGCTCCCTCCCACCGGCCTCATCCCCCGGTCGAGCGCAGCCGCGTAGTTCCGGCGAAACGGAACATAGCGTCAGTGGCGCGACGCCCGCTTGATCCTTCAAGGAAATCCGCATGGCTCCTCTCTCCTCGACGGTGCGCCAACCCGCGCCCGATCCCGAAGAATTGCCTGAGGGCGTGGACGTTCATCTCGACGCCAAGCCGGCGGAAAAGAAAAGCGTCGTGATCAAGCTGCCTGACGGCTCGGTCAATGTTTCGGTCGGCGGCGGAGCCGAGCCCGCCAAGCCGATGATCGACGCCAAGTTCGACGCCAATCTTGCGCTGCACGTCGCCGAAGACGATCTTGGGACGCTGTGCAACGAGCTTCTGCAAGGCATCGCGGAGGACGATCGCTCGCGCGCCGATTGGCTGCAAGAGCGCGCCGACGGCATCAAGCTGCTCGCCCTGAAGGTTGAGAAGCCAGCCACCTCCACGGCCGGCTCTGGCGCAGACAACACCAGCCGAACGCGCCATTCGCTCTTGCTCGAAGCCGTGCTGCGGTTCCAGGCCAATGCGCGCGGCGAGCTTCTGCCGGCCGACGGCCCAGTCAAGGTGGAAGGCAAGATGGGTCGCGACACCAAGCGCGACGACGAGCTTGCCCAGCGCCTCGAAGACGATCTAAACTACTACCTCACCACCACAGCCACGGAGTTCTATCCCGACACCGACCGCATGCTGTTCTGGACCGGCTTTGGCGGCATCGGCATCAAGAAGGTCTACCGCTGCCCGCTGCGCCGCCGTCCTGTCTCTGAAAGCGTGGACGCCGAAGACCTGATCGTCTCCAACGGCGCGACCGATCTGATGAACGCCGATCGCGTCACGCAGGTCGTGAAGATGAGCCAGCGCGACATGAAGCGCATGAAGAAGCTGAAGGTCTACCGCGACGTAGACCTCTCGGCTCCTTCGCATCCCATGCCGACGGCGGTTGACGTGGAAAAAATGTCGATTACCGGCGTCACGCTCTCCATGCGCCCAGAGGACGCGCCGCATACGCTCTACGAATGCTACTGCATGATCGACGTGCCGGGCGACGAGCAGAAGGAGAATGGCGAAGAAACCGGCATTCCGCGTCCCTACAAGGTGACGATCGACAAGAATTCGCAGCAAATCCTAGAAATCCGCCGCAACTGGAAGCACGACGACAAGATTGAGCGCCGCCGCCGCGTGTTCGTCGAATTTCCCTATGTGCCGGGCTTCGGCTTCTACGCCTTGGGTCTGGTCCACATTGCCGGCAACATGACGGCGGCGGCGACGGCGCTGCAACGCCTGATGATCGACAACGGCATCTTCGGCAATTTTCCCGGCGGCGTGATGGCGAAGAACGCCACCTCGCAGAATTCGATGGACCTCAACGTCCCTCCCGGCACCTTCGCGCCGATCGACGTGAGCATGATTCCAGACGGCGACGTGCGCAAGGCGCTCATGCCGATGCCCTACAAGGGCATTGACGGCGCACTGATGACGCTGTTCGAGAAGATCGTCGAGACCGGCTCGCGCGTCGCCGGCGCGGCTGAAATTGCGGTGGGCGAGGGACGGCAGGACGCCCCGGTCGGCACCACCATCGCCCTTATTGAACAGGCGACCAAAGTCGTAGACGCGGTTCACAAACGGCTGCATGGCGCACAGTCCACCGAATTCCAGATGATCCGCGATCTGTTCCGCGAATATCCAGAGGATTTCTGGCGCTTCAACACCGAGCGCGATACGAATTGGGATTCCGCCACGCTGCTGGCGGCGCTCAACGACAACAATCTGGTGCCGCGCGCCGACCCGAACACTTCGAGCAGCACGCAGCGCATTCTGCGCGCTCAGGCGCTCTATATGATGGTGAAGGCCAACCCGGAAATCTTCAACGTCAAAGCGTGCTTCGACTACATCATGCGCTCGCTCGGCATCCGCAATCCCGACAGCTTCGCCAACCAACAGCCTCCGGGCCAGCAGCCCAATCCAGAAGCGCAGGCCAAGCTGCTCGATTCGCAATCCGACATGCTCGACGCGCAGACCAAGGCAAAGGACGCGCAGTTCAAGATCGCCAACGCCGCGCAGCAGTCTCAGCAGGCTCAGCAAGCCGACCAGACCAAAGTGAAGATCGCGCAGATGGAGTTGCAGCGCGAGGGGATGATCGAGCAAGCTCACATGAACCACGAAACCGTGATTGAGCGCGCCAAGATGCTGCACGAAACTCAATTGCAGCGTGAGCAGCAGCAGCACGAAAAAGGCATGGGGGTGCTGGACGCGATGAAGAGCGCACAGCCGCCGGAACAGCAGGGAGTTGCACCATGAGCCGAATGGGGGATCGTCTTCGACAGCTTGCCGAGTTTCTCGACAGGCAGCCGATGCGCGGCATCGCCGTCATCATCGTCGAAAACCGCGAAGTTTGCCTCTCGGCGGGGTTGGAGGAAGGCGTGCCAAACGCGGAGCGCACCATGAGCGCGCTCGCCTACTCCATGAACCAAGCAGTCAACGAATATCCGACTCCACAATACGTACAGTGAGGCCAGCATGAACCGCGAACCCGACGAACTGCCGCGCGAAGGCGGTCGCATCGTAATGACGAAGAAGGCCAACTCCGTCGAAGCCGACGAAGACGCGCACGGCATGGCCGCGCTCGATCGCGCCAAGAAGCGTAAGAAGCGCGCTCGCGGCGGCAAGGTCGAGGGCGAGAAGGCGCGCAAACGCCTCGATCGTCCCGCTCGTCACGGCGACGAGGCCGCCGACAAGGCGTTGATCAAGCGCACCGTAAAGGCGGGCGCTCTGAAGCCGCATTTCGCCAAGGGCGGCAAGGTCAAGAAGGGCACGACGGTCAACGTCATCGTCGCTGGGGGCGGCGCGCAGGGCGCTGGCGCTCCACCGCCTCCGCCGCCGATGGCTCCGCCACCTCCCCCCGGTCCGCAGATGGCTCCGCCGCCCCGCCCGATGATGGGCGGCACTCCTGGCGGCATGCCGATGGGCGCTCCGGGCGCTCCGGCTATGCGCGCCAAGGGCGGTCGTGTAGGTTATCCGATCGAAGATGGAGCAGGCTCAGGCCCCGGCCGCTTGGAGAAGATCGGCAAGCGGCCCTGAGCGGAAGGAGGAGAGATGGAGAAGATCATCGCGAGTCGTCGCGGCTTCCTGATGGGAGCCGTGGCGAGCCTGCTGGCCGCGCCGGCAATCGTGCGCGCCAGCAGTCTGATGAAGGTGAAGGCGTTCAAAGGCAGAATTCCAGCCGACCTGTTTCAGCAAGGCCCTGTTGATTATCAGGCGGAATACAGGAAATTCCAGACCGCCTTTCTGAAGGAATATCACCAGACCGCCACCGCCTTGCGGGCGAAAGGTTACGCCGACAATGCGGTTGGATGGGCGATGAAGGAATTCGATTGCGTCGCGCACACTCATGTTGATGGTCTTGTGCCGTCGAGCAAAATTCACCTCAGTAGCGCTTGGGAGCCGAGGTGGGAGGAGGAGACATGAAATTCGTCGATAAGGATTCGCTCGACGCGCTGTGTGTGGCAGTCGAGCGTTGTCGGCATCAATTGTTCGACGCCACAGCGTTGTGCCTTGAGCCGACGCCGCACGAAGCCCTTGACATTGAGAGCGCCGCTTTGGCGATTCTCTCAGTGTTGGAGCGCGCTCCGGTTGTGGCGGAAGACATTATGTTCATCAGCGGCCTTGGCGGCGGCGCAATCTTCTTCCCGAAGGTTTGCGTCTCCTCGGTTCGTCACGGCGAGCCGAAAGGCGACCGCCTTGTGATTGATGACCCGAGGAGGGCGGACGTATGACCGCCGTTCATCGCTTCAAGAAGAAGGTCGCCCCGCCGCCGATGACGGGCATGCGGTTCGTAGACGAATTCTATCCCACGCTGAAGCGGCTTGATCGGGCGTTGGAGATGGACTTCTCCTTTGTCGATCAGGCCGTCTTCCTGCACGATATGCGCACGCCCTCGGCGATCCAGCGCCACAAGCTCTACACCGTCAAGGAGTTGATGGAGGGACCGCCAGAAGGCCCCTCCGACTTCGAAGAGAAGGTGCGCCGCGTTCTTGCTCTTCCGCCGTCGCCAAGGCCGGGCGAATGAGCGAGATTGTTCATCTCGCTCACGAGCGAGCGCCGACTGAGGAATTTCCGCCCGTCAAGTCGGTCGTGGCTCTGCTGGAAAATCTGACGCGATTGGCTCGCGCTGGTCGCTTGCGCGGCCTCATCGTCGCGCAATGCAAACATGCGGACGGCGCGTGGGGTTGGTCAACAAGCTACGCCGCCGATCATAGGCACGAAACGCTGAACAGTCTCGCTGGCGCGCTGATGGTGGCCCAAACCAGATTCGTGCAAAACGAGTTCATAGCGACGGCGTTGGAGACGGATTCCTTCGAAGACGCCGCCACCGTTGCAAAGAAAGACCCGCGCGCAAAACCCGAGGAGGATTCGTGAGCGCCTACGATACGCGACTCGGCCGCGCGCTGCGTTCACGTCTGGAAGACGCCATCGCTGATAAATCGCGGGCGATGGTTGATCGCAAGTGCGAGGATTACGCCGACTATTGCGCGTTGCGTGGTCGCGTGTTGGGCCTGCAAGAGGCTCAGGCTCTTTTGGAAGAGGTTGAAAAATCGTTCAGCATTTCGGATGGGGAGGGGGCTGAGGCTCCACGCCGACGTGTTGGCAATTACGAGGACTGAGGAGGGAAGGCTACATGCCGCAGATGAATATGGTTCACGACGACGACCCGAAAGAGAAAATCCTGAAGGAGCTTGGCGACCTCTCTGGCGTCGAGGTGATGTTTTCGCACGTTCTGGTCGCCATCTATCGCCGCCCGGCCAAGACTTCGGGCGGCGTGTTCATGCCCGATCAGTACCTCGACGAGGACATTTATCAGGGCAAGGCGATGCTGGTCGTGAAGAAAGGCCCACTCGCCTTCAAAGACACTGAGGAGGCTAATTTCTACGGGGCCGACGTGAAGGTGGGGGACTGGATCGTCTGCCGTCCGAGCGACGGATGGGCGGTGAGCGTCAACAAGGTTCAATGTCGCATGCTTCGGGACGTGGCGATCAAGATGGTCGTCTCGCGCCCTGACATTGTGTGGTGAGGGAAAATGCCTGATACGGAAATCACGGTAGAGGCGGCTGATCCGAATGCGCCGCTCGAAGTCGTCATCGACGGAGCCGCCGCCGCAGCGTCTCCCGAAAAGAAGAAGGGGTCCCCAAGCGGCGGCCTCTCGCAAGAGGCGGCCATCTCCGATCTTCAGGAGCAGGTGAAGCGCTCCAAGGAGGAATCGGCCCGCCGTCTGGCTGAAGCCGATCGCCGCATCGCCGAAGCGGCGCAGCGCACGCATCAGGCTGAGCGCGCTGTGGTCGAAACGCGCAAGGACAGCGTTTCGTTCCTGCTCGATTCGATCAAGAGCGACATGGAGAACGCCAAGCGCAACTTGCAGGCCGCCTATCAGGCTGGCGAGTTCGAAAAGGCGGTCGAGATGCAGGCCAATCTCGCCGTGCTTGGCGCAAGGATGGTCGAGGCCGAGAAGGGTAAGCTGGAATTGGAGGCGCGATCCAAGGCCCCTCCGCAACAGCGCCAGCAGCCCTCGCAGGCCGACAACCCGGCTGAATATTACGCCGCCCAAGCCTCGCCGCGATCGGCGCAGTGGATCAGATCGCATGCCGACCTGTTCGCTACGCAGGCCGGTCAAAAGCAGGTCGAGCGGGCTCACAATCATGCGCTTGGCGAGGGGGCTGAAATCGACTCCGACGACTACTTCCGCCTGATCGAGGAGCGGCTGAATCCTCCGCAGCGCGAGACCTATCGCGCGCCGCTGGCCGCCGCCGTTTCGCGCTCAGCGAGCCCTGGTAGCGGCGGTTCTGGGCCGCAAAGCAACGTCGTCAAGCTCTCTCCTGGCGAGGTGAAGATCGCCTTGGAGGCGCGCGCCGATCCCAAGTGGAGCGACGAGGAGGCGTTGCGGCAATACGCGGTCAGCAAAGCCGCTCTCATTCGGGAAGGGAAACTCTGATGGCCGAGAATCTGGAAATCGAAGGCTTCAAGCCGGGGCCGGGAAAAGTGGGCCGGCCGCCAAAGAACCGCGTTCAGGAGGAAATTCGGCCGCCTGTCTCCGATTCGCAAGCCGAAGCCGACGAATACGCGCAGCAGATGCTCGACGAATACGGCGATTCGCTCGAACTGACCGACGAATTCTACGTCGATCCCGCCTCCATCCCGGACGGCTGGACCTATCAGTGGAAGCGCCTCACCGTCGCCGGCAAGGAAGACCCTCACTACATCGTCGGCATTCGCCGCGCCGGCTGGCGGGCGGTCCCGACCTCGCGCCATCCCGAGCAGATGCCGACCGGCACGATGCCCGACACACCGATCGAAAAGAAGGGCTTGGCCTTGATGGAGCTTCCCTCCACGATGGTCGCCCGCTTCCGCAAGCGCGATCAGCATGAAGCCTATTCGGCGCTGGAAAACGCCGATCGGCAGCTTTACGAAACGCCGGCCAACACCGCCTCGCGCGACAAGTTCCCGCAAGGCCAGCGCCAGTTGGAGAAGGAATGGATGGCTCCGCCGCCCGCTCCGAAGCGCACCGGACCGGATGGGCGTTGACAAGTCATTCGGTTTGTGCAAATTCTAACAAAGACGATTCGGCCGGCGCGCTGCTGGCCGAATCATTAGGCACCGCTCGGAAGCGCTTTCCGAAGCTTCAACTGCCAACCTCCTCCTCGGCGCTCGCAGGAAGAATGGCCCTTAACAGGGGTAGCTTCCGTGGCGAACACTCAAGCGCCGTTCGGGTTTGAAATTTCCGGCATCAACACCGGCTCCGCTCCCAATTTTCGCCTGTCGCGCCGCCTGATCGCGGCGACTTACGCGACGCAGATTTTCTCCGGCGACCCGGTTGCCGACGTTGCGTCGAGCTTGACCGGCTATATCTCGGTCGCAGCGGCCGGAACCACGCAGCTTTCCGGCGTCTTCTGGGGCTGCAAGTACTATTCGACCTCCCAGCAGAAGACGGTGTGGAACAACTACTGGCCCGGCGCTGACGCGACCGGCGACGTGGAAGCCTACGTCTATGACGCGCCCGACGCGATCTTCCGTGTTCAGGCGGGCGGCACCGCCATCGGCATGTCGAACCTGCACGAAAACATTCAGTTCGCTCTCGGCACCGGCAACACGACCACGGGGCGCTCCGGCGCTTACGTTCAGTCGCCGAACACCACCAGCACGCTCCCCTTCATCGTGGTTGGCTTCGATCAGGACCCTACGGGCCTGAACGGAACCGACATTACGACGGCGTACAACAACATTTACGTCGCGTGGAACTTGCAGGTGTTCAAGGCCGGCCTGACCAGCCTGAGCTAAGGAGAATAGCCCGTGTCGATCAACACCGCCCAAATCAAAAGCGAGCTTTTCCCCGGCCTGCGCTCCGTCGAGGGCAAGTACAAGGAAATTCCGCTTCAGTACGACAAGATTTTCTCCGTCGGCACGTCGAACATGGCCTTGGAGCGCGTCTCTTCGATGCGCTTCATGGGTCTGCCGCGCCTCAAGTATGAGGGCGGCGGCACCTTCTTCGACAACAACGCCGGCGAGCGCTACGTCTACAACCAGGAGCATATCGAAATTGCTCTCGGTTACGCGATCACCCGCAAGGCGATCGACGACAACCTCTACAAGGCGCAGTTCCAGCCGTCGAACCTCGGCCTTCAGTTCTCCTTCGTCCAGTACAAGGAGATTCAGGGCGCTTCGATCCTGAACACCGGCACGACGTACAACACGGCGACCGGCGGCGACGGGCAGGCGCTCTTCTCGCTCGCCCATCCGATCGACGGAAACACGATCGCCAACATGCCGGCGATTGCGGCCGACCTGAACGAATCCTCGCTGCTCAACGCGATGACCGGCATTCGTCAGACTTGGCGCGACAACGCCGGCCTGAAGATTCAGGGCCGCGCCCGCAAGCTCCTCGTCAATCCGACGTTGGAGCCGGTGGCGATTCGCCTCGTCAAGACCGAGCTTCGTCCCGGCACCGCCGACAACGACGTGAACGCGATCCTCTCGACGGCCGGCGGCCTGCCCGAGGGTCACATGGTCAACGACTATCTGACCTCGAACTTCGCGTGGTTCCTTCTGACCAATACGCAGGGGTTGAACTACCTTCAGCGCGTGCCGTTCGAGATGGATATGTTCGTGGACTTCTACACCGACAACCTGTTGGTGAAGGGCTACGAGCGCTTCTCGTTCAACTATTCGGACTGGCGCGCGGCCTACGGCAGCTTCCCGACCTCGTAAGGCCAGCCGAAAAGGAACGTCACGATGACTATTTCGGCTTGGCAGGGTCCGATCATCTCCTTCGGGCAGACGAACCCGCCCGACTACAACCCGTCGGCAGCGTCCTCGCTCTTCTGGGCGGGGACCGCGCTGCTCGACCCACGCCCGCAATTCAACTACGACACCGGCGGGGGCGTTTCGTCCGGCGTCTACGGTTGGGCTGGCGACTCGACCTCGATCATCTCGCTCTACGGCGTGCCGCAGACCAAGACGACCAACCTGCTTGCTGCGGCGCAGCATACGACCAACGGCACCGCGATGACGCTTGCTTCGGCAGCGGCGACCGGTCTCAACGTCGGCGTGACCGTCGCGCGCATCGACACCGGCGTCAACGTCACCGGCTTGCTGGAAATTGACCCGCTGGTCATTTCCTGCACCGCCAACGTCACGTCGGGCAGCAATATTCTGACCGTGACGGCGATGGGAACCGGCACCGCCTATCATCCGCTCGGCTTGACGCCCAACGTCGTGCTGACCGATTCGACCCACGCCTCCGCCATCCCGACCGGAACGTACATCACCGGCTTCGTCTCCGGCGGCGGCGGCATCGGCACCTACACGATGAGCGCTAACGCCGCCTCCTCGCAGACCGGCGACACGGTGACGGGCATTCTCACCGCCACGCCGCACGCGCAGGCGTTCGGTCAGGACGGAACGGTTCGTCTATGGAACCCGGCGGCCATGCTCAGCCGCGTTCTGATCGTCACCGCTTCCAGCGCCTCGGCGGCAACCACCACGTTCACCATCAACGGCCTCGACGTGTACGGCCAGCCGATGACCGAGCAGATCGTCGTCACGCCCGCCAGCGCCACGACCACCACTGGTCTGAAGGCGTGGAAGTGGATCAAGT